TTTTGTAGCGGTGCAACTACCCGAACCAGAAGCAGAGCAATAAGGTTGAGCAAGCAAGTCTTCTCTTTTCGTTAGAACTGCAAGCTGCTGACCTATATCTGGAAGATCAATGACAATACTGGTTTCACCAGAAGAGAATCGACCTCCATCATCTTGGAATTTCAAAATGTATTCACCTTCTAATGCTGGAACGACAGCCTCAGAAGTATTACCAGCTAGAGCATTTACAAGATCAACTGAACCTGCGAACGTACCAGATCCATCCGTCTTATTGGAGTGCCTAACGTAAACCCTTCCTCCATGTAGCACATCTGCATCAGTTGATTTGTCCCACCTCAATCGCATCAAATTGATACCGACTGGCTCTGCTGTTAAATTCTGAACATCTGCTGGAAGTGCTGTTTTACCTTGAGCATTAAATGATTGACTTAAAGATGTATTAGAAACTTCTAATGCAGCATTGAAGGAGAATATTTCAAACTCATACGTTCCAAGTTCGCTATTATCTATTGTGATGTCTGGTCTAAATACAACTTGACTTTCATAATTTCCATTTGAGAAACGATACTGGATTAGATACTGACTGACTCCTTTAACTGGAACCCAAGTAACAAATAACCTTGAGATTGCAACTCCATTTCTTACAACCGTTTTCTCATCAAAACTAATACTTGTAGGTGGTTCTGCTGGAGCATTTAATATTGATATATTTCTAGCAGGTAGACTTAAACCCTGCTCAATATTTGCGTATTTATTTGGTCTATAAGATAAAGCTGTGATCTTATAATTAATGCCTTCAGCTTCTTCTACTGTGATTACTCTAAATTTTTGAGCTTCGACTGTATCGCTAACTAAAAACCAGATTGAATTGACATTAGGTACTTCTGATAAAGCAGAAGCCCAACTAATAACACCATCAGTAATACTTAGGACATCTCTCACTTCTACAGAATTATCAGGCATCAATACACTTACCTTTTTATTCGCTCCCCCGAATGTTGATAGCCCCTGTGTGTCATCAACAGTAATTGAAGTTGTAGTTGCAGTTTTTATGCGACCAGATCGCCTGGCACCACTACGAACTGGATCGTTTACATCTATGACAGCCCCAGGTCTAATTGTTACTCCAGCATCTACAGATGTTGTAAATGCAACGACCTCTGACTCATTTTGTTCCGCAAAAAGTATTGCTTTTCCTAATCTTTGAGCTTGACCACGGCTTGTGCAAGCGAAAGCTCTTACATCTTTTTTAACAACTCCTAGCTTCGTCTTTGCTGCACTATCTTCTACAACCTCATAATCTACTTCTCTTGAATCCATATTGTAGTAACTAACAGCCACTACAGAATGTCTGGTCTTGAGTGACGATCCAGAATAAGAAAACCCTTCTTCAGTTACATTTGCAAGACTGAATAAAAAGCTTGCATCAGTAGGCTTATCTTGTGCAATCGTTATTGTTCCTGCACTCCATATCGGCATACATCTCATAACTCCGCATAACTCTTCAATTAAATTAAATGCTTCACTTGCAGATAAAATATTAACATTGCAGCTAAATCTTGCTTCTGTACCTCCTTCTCCATCGTCAACTAATTCATTTGCAAATTTTGAAGCATTAACAAAACTAAATAAATCTAAGTTGCTATCAGCAATGTGATCTCCTAAGCCATATCTAACGGTAGTAAGTAGATCAAGTAATACCATCGCAGGGCATGAACACCACTGCGCTGCACCCATTGTTCCATTAAATATATAACCAGTTGGATAGATAATCCTACCTGTAGCACTATCAACAATTGGTGTTCCAGAACCACTTGCTCCTGCACCTGGAATCCTGATTTTCACACCCCTTATCTTATATTTTCTACTTGGAATATTACTTACTATTTTACTATCAAGCGTCAAGGCTGCATAGGCACTATTAGCATAAGCTTGATGGTCATCTACTAATTCTTGCATTGATAAGACATTAAATTCATCAGCGATTGAACTTGAAGTACTATCTGCTGTTTCTCTTTCAATCTTTATAGTTGCTGGTCTTGTGGCACTGGTTAGCGTTATTCGATAATCCTTTGAATAAGAGTCGCTCGTTCTACCTGTGATTGTGTCACTAAAAACCTCAGTAAAACCATTTCCACTCCCATATTCAACACTTGCTTTTAGCTCTACAGAACGTCCCAATAAATCTCCTTTATCTGTTGCTTCCTGTAATTGAGGAAAGTTGATTGTGACACGAACTGCATCTGTATCGGCATTTGTAATCTCTTGAGTCGCTGGACTTGATGCAGTACATGGTTTAGGAAATCCACTTACAGGGCTTGAAGACTGTTCTATTCCATCTATATAAGTTTGATCTGACGTTCCAAAACGAGGAACAAAAGTTACGTCTTGATAGTTATAATCAGTTGTTTGAGGATTTGTAGAATCTGCGGATGCTTGAAGAACTGGAGTGTCATCTAAGTAAACATCTTTTAACGCAGCATTATTGTATGCAGTTGTTCCTTTTGTTCTGTTTTCTTTAGATGCCGTAGCCCAACCTTCTATTTCCCCCTCACTGATTAAATCTTGGAGCGTTACAAACTGCCTACTGTTTAAAGTATCAGGCGCACGGGTTGGTTTAGGAGGAGATTTAGGTCTACCACCACCAGATCCTCGTATTATTTTGCTCATGCTGTCACCTGATCAGTCGTTAAGTTCATACTAATAACTGTCGAGCCAGTCATTATTTCACCGTAAACGATTGGATGTGTTGTTCCTGCTCTGGATGTGTTTGGTGTCCCACCAAAAGCAAATGAAATACGTGGATCTTGATCGTTTTCAAACTTTTCTGGCTTTGGAGTAGGGAACAATAATTCCGATACTCCAGATAATGCCAATCCGATTCCAACATTCAGAGCAATACTCCCTAAAGCTGTCGTTGAGATCCCTGCGAAGACAGCAGGAGTTACACCAGGAACGGCTGCTGTCCATGCCAGGCTTGCTCCTCCCGTAGCAAATGCCAAGCCAACTATCGCTGCTCCTGCCAAAATCTTTCCTGTTCCTCCTCCAGCACCAGTGATAACAGGAACAATCTTAATCTCTTCTGCTACTGGATAATGAATTTCTTCTTCTCCTATCTCCGTTCCATCAGTTAAAACTTGGTAATACTGTGTATTCATATGTGCCTCTAATTGAGGCCAGTTCATTAATAAAAACCTTATAGAATCTCCAACACTATTTACATGAGCATCTAACTCGCTATGTCCTGTGATCTCTTTTAGATCACCATACAATTTAATTGTTTTCAACATACCGATACCTGCCTCCCGTACATTTTAGCAACCATTCGGAATAAGGTTCCTGACAACTTAAACGATCTGCTAAATGATGTAAAACTTCCCCATTTAAAAAGATCGCAACATGATTTAACCCCTTCCCCATAATTGACATAAACAAAAGATCACCATTCTCTAGCTTCTCCTCTGGTTTTAATAACCGAAAACCTGTTGCTTCTGCACAATCTTCAAACATAGGCTTCTCTAAAAATTCTTCAGGTGTAACAGGTCGCTCCCAATCCATTAAATCAATCCCCCTTTCTTCTAAATACCAATCTCTAACTAAACTCCAACAATCAGTTACGCCCCAACACCAAGGTCTTCCTTTTAACTTCGGTTTATAGCCTGTTGGTTCGTAGTATCCCCATTCTTCATTCTTAGGATTTACAATATGCCAAGGCAATCCACTGGCTTCACAACTAACTCGATCCGCTTCACTCGCTGCTGCTGGAGTCGTTGGATGTGAATGTATTACACTAACTATTTGTCCTAAACTATCTGCTTTAACGTAATCTTCTGGATCTAAAATAAAACACTGATGAGAATAGGTTGATAAATTATGACAAGGATAATAAATCTTTTTACCTTTAATATTTAACAACAAACCAACAGATTCTTTAGGATCTTCTTCTTTAGCGTGTTCTAAAGCTTTTTCTTTCCAATCCATTAAATAAACGTACCAATAGAAGGAAATATATCTCTTGTGCATTGTCTCTTGGGTAATCTTATTCCTGCTAAATCACTAATACTTGCTAACTCAAAAATAACAATATCTCTATTCTCGGCAGACTTTCTGTCTATATAATAAATCTCTCTTGGAAATTCATTATTGGCTGCGTCTCCATTGCCACCAGAAAAATTTCCAGCATCTAAAAACTTAGCTAATGTTCTGATCCTTGTTACTTTTGCACCTGTTAAATCGTTGCCAGCAGTTATTTCATTAACTTCCAACATGACAAGACTCATTAAAGATAGAGCATTGCTAACAGTTAAATTTGGTCTAGGTAACTGCCCTTTCTTAAAAGCAAAACCACTTGCTTCTACGGGGTATCTTAAGTATGTATTACTTTGCCAAATAATCTCACCATTTGCGTTTAAATTACTTCCTGCATGAAAACGATACGTCATAGTAGTTTGACTACCATGTAACGTAGAATCTAGAGCTAGTTCAAATAATTCGATAATTGCAGATGGATTTGTACTCTGCAAATTATCAATAATAGGATCTAAACTCATGGCTCAAATACTTCCCTAAATGTTGCTGTAATTGTTGCTCTATTTAGATAAGGAATAGATTTACTCCATGACTCACAAACAAATTTAGAAGCTGAACCCTCTCCAGGTGGCGTAAAATCAAAACTAGCTTGATCTAATGCTCTTGCGTCTAAAAATGTTTCTATGGTGTCTGCATCTGTTTCTGATACTGCGAACTTTAAAGAATACACTTTTGGATTTGTATGTGCGTCCAACCCAAATAAAATTCGATGTTCATAACCATCAGCAAAACGAACCACACGTTTATTAGGTGCTGATCTTTTTTGAACTCCATATTGCGGAGTAATTGAAGGAAATGTTGCCATTAACGTGTACCTGCTAAGAGTCCTCCAGGTCGTTGCTGATTAACAAGTTCAGCTTGAACTGCTGCTGCCAGCATACTTCCTAATTCTTCTGCTTGCCCTCCATCACCTTGAACTGCCGAACCAGAAGCATCTACGTTAACAACAATATTTGCTCCTCCCATTGCATGATTTGGGACGATATTACCGCTAGAACCTGGAACAAATAATTCTGGGCCTTTTTCTCCAACAACATAAGGAGTTCCTCCTGATACTGGGCCTCCTGCTGCTTTTCCACCTACTGCTTTTCCACCTATCTTTATTGCATCACCAAAGCTAAGTCCTCCTGTATTAGTACCTGAATAAAATCCACTACCCATTTTAGATCCCAATCCTCCTGCCGAGAAGCCTCCTGCAAAATTCAGACCTATTCCTAATATTTTCATTTGTATTTGCTTTGCAATCATTTGTGCAGCCATATCTAAGAACATATCTGCCGTCTTCTGGAACAAGTTTGCTAATGCCTGTTGCGCTGTCATTGAACCACTAACTATTCCTTTAAAACTAGAAGAGAACGCATTACCAATTCCAGTCGCAACCGTTATAAGTTGATTCATTGGATCTAATAAACTTTCTAATTCTGCTTTTAATGCTGCGTATTTTGTCGCATTTTCAAGTTGTGTTAGCCATTCTTTTTCTTTTTCAAAAACTTGATCTTGTATTGCAAATTGTTTTTCTAAATCTTTAACTCTTTCGTTCCCATAATAATTAATATCTGCTAATTTTGCACTTTCTCCCTCTAAAGCAGTCCCTATGTTTTGAGAAAGAGTATAAGCTGCTGCAAGTTGTTGAACACGATCTTTATTTGTTATTTCCCTTGCCTTTTCTAGCTGTCCAGCCCTATCATCAGCTAAAGTTTTTAATTTAATTTTTGTTGCGATAGCTCCTTCCGTATTCAATATTTTTAATAACTGTTTAGCTTTTTCATCACCAATTGCATTATCCTTCGCCCTTAAATCTGATATTTGTTGTAATACTTCTGCGGTATCTTTAGCAGCAGCTAAACCATAAAAAGTAGAAGGATCTTTCCCATAACTTTGAGCCAAAGCTATTCGTGCTTCTCCTCCAAATTGAGCAAAAGCATTAGTAGCTTCTAATGCTTCTTCTTTTGTAATATTTAAGTTACTAGCTAATGTTCTAATAGATTTAGCAGTTACAAAAGATTCACTACCCGTAGAACGTATAGAACGATTTACAGCATCAATAGATTTTTGAAAATTAATAGCATCTTGAGCAGCAGTAGCTAATGCAGTACCAACAATAGAAAGACCAAAACCAAAGCCTCCACCTAAAGCTCCTCCTGCAATACCACCAATACCACCACCTAATGCACTTAAACCACCTTGACCAAAGAGGAATGGGAAACCTCCACCAATCATTCCACTACTAATTGCGCCTGATACCCGACCTCCAGCACCTCGACTATTGGCAAAAGCACCTTGAGGATTGGCATTTTTGCCAAAACCCAATGATTCCATTCTTGTTCTAGATACAGTTGTTTGTGTAGTTTTTGCGGAGAGTTGTTCCCGTACTGCTGCTGTTCGTGCCTTTTCTAATCGTAATAATTCTCTCGAAGAAGCTTTTTCTGCTTTTTGATTAGCACGTTTGTCTTTCCAAAAACGTGCATCAATAGCTCTTGATCTTCTTTCATTAATTGCACGATTTCGCATCTTTGCAGCTTCTTCATCTGGAGTTCCGACATACCTTCTGCCAAATGCTCTATTTCTACTTCCTAGTCTTGATACACCTGTGTCTTCATCTTTAGGCAACCTTCCTCTCATGCCTGAAGCAACTGGGCCTAAACCTTGATTAACTAAATTATTTAATGCCGCCTGTTCTTTTACTTGAACCTTTAGAACACTGGCAAGTTGTAACGCTGTATTTTTAGCTTTCTCAGTAGAGGAATGATAACCCTCCATCTCAGACCTTAATTTTGAAACAAATCCGTTTAATTCATTTAAAGGTTTTCTCTGCCTTTGTAACGTCTGGCCTAATGTCTCGTTTAACTGCTTCCACCACTTAACCAATCCTTCAACTCCACCTTTTACAGCAATAACGGCTGTATACATAGCCGCAACAAGACCACCAGCAATCTTTGCTGTTTCTTGAACTGCTTTCCAAGCTACTAATTGTGTCTTAACTGATTTTGCAATTCTTTCAGAAGCAGAATGAGTAACTTGAACTTCCCTGTTATATTTACCAACTACTTGATCTATCTTCTTTTCAATCTTATCTAAACTTTGAAATAACCTATCAGTTGCTTTTTTTATCTGTTTATCATTAACCGTAAACGTAAGATTTCTCGTATAACCAGTATTTGCCACTTATTTTTCCTCCAACCCAAACTATCTTCCTAGTTTACCTGCTTTGCAGCCTACTAGCAGCACCTCGTTGAACTTTGTCCCTTTCTTTTTCTTCTTTTTCGGCTTTGACAGAAAAATAAGCAACCCATCCAGTCATTTCTTCTAATGTTAATTTCTGGCATAAATCAGACACAGTCATTCCTAATTCTTTTGCCAACGAAAACAAAAAATACCAATCGCTTCTAGCTTTTCAATTCGGCTTCAGCCTCTTCTACCTCCTTATCTGCACCAGAATCGAGCATTGCTAATTGTATATCTTGTAAAACAGCAGCTTCAACTTCTCGTCTTAAAGCAGGTTTATCACCATCTTGAAATAATCTTTTTCCATCCTTGTCTAAAGCTTTTTCTATCATTAAACCCAAGGCAAATCCATTAGCATCATCAATACCTGACTTTTTTTGTATTGATTCTCTTTCTGCAATTGTCAAAGGATGCCAATACACAGTTAAGATAGTTTCACCATCTTTAATAACATCATGTTGATATAACTGACTGATACCAAATTTGCTGCGAAGGAGTTCAATGGCTTTAGCCATAAATAAATCTTTAAATTAATAACAATACTATACTAAGCGTTTGCAGAAAATTCACAAAATATTACTCCAGCAAAATGCGATTCATCTTCTGATTCAAATGCTCCAGGGCCACTCAAATCTCTAGTTCTAGGTTTACAACTATAAGTATCTGCATAATCAGAAGCATTAACAGACGTAATTCCATCAATTACAGACTCACTAATAGCAGCCAAAACTGATGTTCCCTTTGATTTTGGGACATAAACATTACAAACGATAGACCCAGAATAAAAATCACTAGAAGCACCTTGATTCTGTAAAGCAGATTGCCCGAAATTAATTGACATCGTTATGTATTTAACATTTTTCCCAGGAGTTGTATAAGCAATATTGTCATAAACCATCTTTACAGATGGATCAGCATCCTTAACTGCATCAGTAATTGCTTTTTCAAAAGCAGCTCGAACTTTTACAAGTGTCATGATTTTTTGTAACTAGTTTGAGGAGAATAATTTGGTTCATATTTTAATCTCCTGTCATGAAGCGATCTAAAACGAATATCACTTCCCACTCTAATGTCAGGACGTTTATCTGAGAAAAATCTATCTATTTTTGCTTTCATACTTTTATTAGCAGATGTCCCTACTAGATAATCAGGAACATCTGATTTTGGTGAAAGTAAAGCCCAAGAAGAATACTTAACAGCATTACCAATAAAAACAGGTTTATTTCTTTTAAATTTAGTTTCAACGGGATACCTTTGTTCAATTAAAGGTTTTTGACCAGGAGCTAATACAGTTCGACTGCTACCTTTTTCCCCTCTCGTTACTGTTTTTATCTTTGCCCATCGAGGAAAATTCTTTCTTTCATCTGTTTTTTTAATAATATTATGATCAGCCTTCCAACTAGAAGCAAAAAAACCAGTCAAAACAGGACTAACACCATTTTTCTTGCTATCTGACGTTAAATCATTAACAACAGCACGAACAAATCCGTTCAAGTCTGCATCTATTGTGTCTTCCATATCCTTTCTAATCATGTCGGCAAAATCCTTCGCCTTCATCTCTGTATAAGATGTTCGTCCTCTTCCTTTGCGAGCAGCTCTTCTAGCCATTAGAACCTCACCTCAATCGTATGTATATAAGCTTGATCGCCACCTTTCGTAGACACATCAATAATTTGAGCAACTTTATTTTGACCTCCGTAACTCAACGTAATCTCATCATCAAAAGTAGGTTGATGATTTCCTATTAAATCAGGCGTTACATGTATTCTTGCCCGTCTGATTTCTCTACCTTTATCCTCTTCTGCCTGTATAAACTCAACTGCAACTTTAATGTCCGTATAGCTTCTAGTCGAAATCATTTGCTTGCCAGCACCCACATTGTAACTACCTTTTGAATTAACAGAATAAGTAATTGTAGTGTTTAGTTCTGACCCAAGATCAGATACAACCTGCTTGGCAATTGCTCTTAATGCTGTGTCTAATGCTCCTGACATGATTAACCTCTAACGACTCGAACTTGATAACTAGCAGAACCACCAAGGCAATAAGCACCTAGATAACTCTGTAACCAAGGATAAACATCGAATACATTATTAATCGTTCCAGTACCCTGACTACTGGTGTTGTATTTAACTTCCATATCTCCTATCTTTACTTGCTCATAATTACCATCAGTTCCCTTATTGCCAGTCATCGCATCAGTCTCATTCGCTAATGCCTTTGCTAATTCATATTGTGCATATTTAATACTTTCAGGGATCGCAGTACACGCAAGTTCAACATTATCTACTTCGTAATTATTCCTGGGCCATCTTAATGCTTGTCCGTCATCACAACGATCACCATAAAAATTAAGGCTATCAATCCATCTCGTAGCAGATATTAATGCTCGATTCTTTTGGTCATCAGTCTTATTATCCCAAGTTGTTGAATCTGGGACGGTTTCAAAATAAGTGTTTGCTTCAGCTAAAGTCACATAGCTATTAGCTGTTGCAGACTTCAACGTGGCAGTTATTGTTGCAGCCACAATCCTTAAAATACATTTCCTCTATATTGTAGCGTCATAAAAAACCCCCACCAAATAAATGATGAGGGTTCATTCCATTCCCTAGTGATTTAAGTATAAATCAGATAGTAGTTGTATCTAATGGTGTGTTAACAGTGATCTGAACAGCAGGGATCAAGTCAATGTCATAAGTAGCAGCCCACTTATTAGCAGTCGCTAAGTTTGCATTGGTTGGGTTGTCACCAGCATCAGTCCATTTAGTACCCATTACGTGATACGCAGTGTGGTAGTCAACAGAAAGTACATTCTGCTTGGACAAGATGTTGCGATCAGCTTCAAT